ATTTCCTGTATACAGTGTAGTATCCTATTTCCTGTATACAGTGTAGTATCCTATTTCCTGTATAACAAAAGCACTACAACACACTCCAGAACGCTACCCAGAACGCTACCCAGAACGCATAGAACTTCTAGAACCTGTATGTAGTATTTTACTCCCTTTTACTTATTTAGGGCTTGACTTCTTATAGGAACTAGAATATCCTTACCTCATGCAGATAAACAAACACTTAAAGAACCAGAAGAACCAGAAGAACCAGAAGAACACGACTAAGATTAGCACCCGTATCTTAGGCAAGGTTTCAAGTATTAGTGCCCCTACACCTCTTCTGGCTTTATATGTAACCCTACAAGGCCAAGAGAAGGACTTAAGGACCCCTTATGAGTTCGTTCTTAGTACGGTACAGAGGTACCTCACCCTATGGGAACAAGAAGGTAACCTAGATGCTAAGGGCTTTAGTACATTCGTACAGACCCAGATGGTTCAAGATATAGTCCTAGAGCATGCACTCAGTTCCTATAAGAATGTACTTAAGGGACTCCAGAACCCTTAACCATGAACCCTTAACATGAACCTACAAGGAGTACTTGTGAAGGAGCGAACCCCAATCTCACTAATCCCCTTAATTCATGCTTTTAAATTTACTGGTGACCCTGACCCAGTAAACGAGTACTACAAAGAGACTGTAATTAAAGAGTACGTAACGCCTAACCCAGGGTTCGTATGCAAGGAGTGCCACCAAGTCCTATCAGTGCACGGGTACTGTGAAACTCCAAAAGGAGGACGCATTGCTTGTCCTTCAGATATGATTATATTAGGAATACAAGGATACTACCCTTGCAAGCTCGCTACATTCCATAAGACACATGAGCACTACGAAAACCACGAGTACGTACCTATGGAGGATTCCTAATGGTACATAAAAAACTTAGGGATAACTTCGGTGTAGACCCTTATTACTGGACTTCTGAATGAAACGAATAACACCCAAATCAATTAAAGAAACATTGCTACCTAAACCTCCTCCTGAGGATATCGTGCATCTTCCTGAGCCTACTGACCCACCCCCTAGGGTAAGTGCTATAGACTTTGGGAAAGTACAGCCCCAGAGTAGGTTACCAAAGCTCTTTAAGGTGTATCCTAAAGAGCAATGTGCCCAAGATGGGTGCGATAATTTTGCAGTAGGTTCTGATATATATTGTAAGTACCACGGAGGGGATCCTATAATCCGCGAGAACTTATTGCAGAATCCTGAGATACCTATTTCGATGCTGGGTACGTACAAGCCTGATTATCACCCTATGGCGTACTTGAATTATGCGAAGCAAGGAATGAGTCCTGTAGAGATTGCTGCAGAGTTTGGTGTTAGTACTACTATTTTGAAAAGTTGGAGTGAGCAGTTTCTGGATTTTAATACAGTTTACGAAATAGGGGCAGCTTTGCATGAGGCGTACTACATAAGCACTGCTAAAGAGAATATGGATAATAGGGGTTTCAATACCGCTTTGTTCAAATTAGTAACTGGTAACGTAATTGGTTGGAGTGATAAAACAGAATCAAAGTCCTTGAATATCCATGCTGGTGTTTTGGTGGTGCCTGAAAGGATGACTGAAGATGAATGGGAGGCCGAAAATGGATCAGCCAGATGAGACTCAGGAAAATTTTAGACCAATGAAGAGGCGTAGTACTATACTAGGAAGAAGATATTCTTCAAAGGCACATATGCTTAGTGCTGAGAAGAAGAGTGTGGCTATGCTCCAGAACCCTTACTGGAAGAAAGACCTACAGGATAGGATTGAAGCAGGTAGGACACCAGAGGCTAGGGCTAATAGGACAAAATCCAGAATAAAGATGTATAAAAATAACCCTAGGCTAATAAAGATGCGTGCTGAACGTATGGCAGATACTTCAGTTCAAATATGGAGTGACCCAATTCATAGGCACATGGTGCAGTGCTTACATGAAGAAGCTAAGTACATAACCCCAGAAGGTCATATAGGTTTTATCCCTGTGATGTGTAAAAGGGAACCTAAGAATGGTGTGCGCACAGGAGTCCTTGTAAGTGACAGGATCTAGGAATAAAAATCATGGACTCGATACAGTCTGGGAACCACACCCAGGAGCACAAGTCAAGTTCCTTAGATGCCCTGTATACGAAGCCCTACTCGGGGGAAACCGTGGTGGAGGAAAAACAGATGCATTACTCATGGACTTTTTACAAGGGGTCGGGGTCGGGTACGGTGCTAGTTGGAAAGGCATCTTATTTAGGGAACAATATACTCAGCTTACAGATTTAATTAATAAATGTCATAAGTGGGTAAGGCAGATATTCCCAGACGCAAAATATAACGGTTCAGAGCACACTTGGCGTTTTGGTACTGGTGAGCTATTGTACTTAAGGTACATGCGTGTACCGAGTGATTACTGGGCTTATCACGGTCACGAGTACCCTTGGATTGGCTGGGAGGAGTTAACTAACTGGCCTACAGATGAATGTTATAAGATTATGATGTCTTGTAACCGTAGTTCTGAAAAGGATATACCTAGAAGGTACCGTGCTACATGTAACCCCTCAGGGCCAGGACACGGATGGGTAAAACAGCGTTTTGTTGACCCAGGACAGCCCTTACAGATCATTTTTGATGAAGAAACCATGAAAAATAGGGTTTTTATTCCAAGTTCTTTGGATGAAAACACTACTTTACTAGAAGCAGACCCAACTTATAAAAATACTCTATTAGCCGCTACTAAGGATGACCCAGTTAAGTTCAAAGCCTGGATACTAGGGGACTGGGACATTGTTGCTGGTGGGTTCTTTAGTGACCTTTGGGACCCTAAGGTTCATGTTTTAAAAACATTTCCCTTGCCAAAATCCTGGAATATTGTTAGAAGTTTTGACTGGGGGTCTTCAAAGCCTTGGAGTGTTACATATATTGCTGAGTGTAATGGGGAACAACCAGAACCTGGGATTACAGAAGAATATGGGTTGCCATATTTTCCAAAAGATTCGTGTATCATTATTAATGAGATATATGGGTGGGATGGTACTGTTAACACTGGTGATAGGGCTACTTCGCAGGAAATAGCAGAACGTGTACTACAAAAAGATGCGGCACTTCTGATGGAATATGGTATTAAAGTACATATTGGCCCTGCTGATACACAAATATGGGAAGTCCGTGATGGCACAAGTATTGCGAATAACATGCGCACCCATGGATTACATTGGACTAAGGCGTACAAGGGTAGTGGTTCAAGGGTAAGTGGATGGGCGTTAATGCGTACTATGTTAGGTGCCGCTAAACGTCAAGATCTTGAAGCACCTAGGCTGTACTTTTTCAGGGAAGCTAGGCATCATATACGGACATTACCTATACAACAGATTGATGAAAAGAAGCCTGAAGATATTTGCTCAGATTTAGAAGATCACTGTATGGATAGTACTCGGTACGGGCTTACTAGGAAGTTTACCAGAATGAAACGAAGAAAAGTGAGGCATTAATATGAAAAAAGTACTTACCATACCACAACAGTCTGCTAACGCTGGGATAGAACACCCAGAATACATAAAGATGAAGAGAGATTGGGATAGGGTGCGTGATTGTGTTCAGAGTGAGTCCCATATTAAGTCTAAAAGGGAAAAGTACTTACCTAGGCCAGCCGGGATGACAGGGGAATATGCCGATGCGTACGAGTCCTACTTAGAGCGAGCTCACTACCCTCAAATTTGCTCGTATGCTTTACAAGGTGCTTTAGGTGTTATTATAACTAAGCTACCTGAGTTCAACCTCCCTCCTCAATTAGAATACCTCCTACAAAGCGCCACAAAAGATGGTGTTACACTGAACCAGCTATTTTTGGACACTTTAATAGAAATATTACAAACTGGACGATGCCCTTTGCTTATTGATGTTGTCCCTACTACAAACCAATTCAAATTTGTTCGTTATAGGGCAGAAGATCTCATAAATTGGCGTGAAAGCACCATTTCAGACGAAAAAAACCTAATTTTAGCCGTTTTGAAGGAACAAGTACCGAGTTCTGATGATATTTTCTCTCATGACGTTGAAGATCAGTTCAGGGTGCTTTATTTAGATAGTGCTGGTAATTACTCAACCAGAGTGTATGAGTCAAACGGTAGGTCAGATGCTGGTTCTATAAAACCTAACTACTTAGGGCGTAAACTAAACGTACTCCCTATTGTGAATGCTGGTAGTATCAATAACAGTATCAAAGTCCAACCAATTCCATTGCTATCAGTTGCTAACTGTAGTGTGCAGATATACCGTAAGGAGGCTGATTTAGCCAATGCTGAGTTCATTACGTGCAACCCTACCCTATGTATGGTTGGTGCCTCAAACGATGATGATTTGCCAAATGTGGTAGGTTCTAGTGTCATGCTTGTTTTGCCTGACGCACAAGCCCGTATATTTTACACTGAAACAGATACGGCGGCTTTGACACACGTTAAAGACCATATTGTTGACTTGTACGACGAAGCTATTAGGCATGGTGTAGCTATCCTTGCTTCAAGGAAAGGTGTTGAGGCCGCAGAAGCCTTAAGGATTCGGCAAGCTACTCAAAGTGCAAGTATCTATAGTATGTACTTAAGTGCACTACAGGCGATTACAACTGGCCTTGATATAATGTGCGTATGGGCAGGTATAGACCCTTCTGAAGTTTCTGTAGATGCACCAAGTTCGTTGACTTATGGTATTCCTGATAGTACTGTTATTCGCGAAGTTGTTGCTGGGTTTGGTATGGGTGTTGTCCCTATATCAGTAATTCATAGGTACCTTGTGGGCAATGGCCTTGTAGACCAAACTACTAATTTAGATGAATTTAGGAAGGAACTAGCTAGTGATAAACCACTCAGGGATTCATTACAGCCTAAGGATATCTCAGCTACTCCTGGCGCGCAGCACGGTAAGATTGAAGCAGGTAAGAAAATAGTAAAAGGGCAAGCCCCTAAAAAGAAACAAACTGCTTATCAAAAGCAGAAAAATAAGTAGTACAATCGTGCTATTCTAGCACATAATAACTGAACCCAGAGGGTTCGACAAACTAGATCTGGAGGATTTAGCTATGGATTTCGATTTTATTGAAGATGAAGGACTAAGGGCACAGGCTATAGAAGCACACCAAAATTCTATGCTATCATTAAAAGCGCAAACTGAGGCTCAAATTGCGAAAGCAGTAGAAGGGTTGAGTGCTAAAAATGCGGAGCTGCTTGGGGAAAAGAAAAGCATCCAAGAAAAACTGCAAGGATACGCCGCTATTACAGACCCAGAACGGGCACTTGAAGCCCTGAAGTTCCTTGATGAAAATGCTGATGCGCAACTTATCAAAGATGGTAAAATTGGTGAGCTTATTGAAAAACGTACTTCAGTAATGCGTTCTGATCATGAGGCCGCTTTAAAAGATTTGCAGGCCGCTCTTTCCGAAGCATCTAACGAAAGCAAGATATTTAAGACAAAATATCAATCAAAAATGATCGAAGATACTATACGAGCCGCTGCATTAGAGGCAGGGGTACTTCCAGCCGCTATCACTGATGTACTTGCCCGTGGTAACCGTGTATTTTCACTTTCTGAGCATGGGGAAGTAGAAGCCCGTGATAAAAACGGCAATTTGTTGAAAAATGCGAAGGATATGGTTGTAACCCCTAAAAATTGGGTTATGGACCTTAAAGATTCTGCTATTCATTATTGGCCTGCATCTGAGGGTGCTGGAGCGTTCTCTGGTTCTGGTAATCCTGATGATATAGCTGAACAACTACAGGCACTTGCAATTAAGGGTGATATGGTTGGGTACAGAAAACTTCGTGAGAAAACCTTAGCTAAAAAGTAGTAGCACTACAAACACTTTTAAGAAAGTTCAAGGAAAAGATACTTTTTCCTTGACTTCTTAAAAACGATACTTTAGTATTGAGCTTTATTATCCCTATTAATATCATCCAGAGGGTGGTTGGCTTGAGGTCGTGGGGATCTTTAGGACAGTTGTCGGCCAACGAACAACAGTTTAGTAACCAAAACCAACAATTTAACTCAAATCCTTATTAGGAGGAACACCCGATGGCAAATAATATTTCAAGTCACCATCCGTCCGTTATCGCCGCAGAAGCCCTGCGACACTTAGAAGATAAATTTAGCATCACCAATATGTGCACACGTGACGCAGGTTCTGAATTCAGCACCCGCGCCAATGGTTGGAAAGTAGGTGATACCGTTTCTTTCCGTACTCACGGTGATTACGAAGCAAAAGAGTTTACTGGAGCTGGCCCTGTAACTGTGCAGGATATCAGTACAAGTAAGCGTTCAATGCAGATTGAAAAACATTACGATGTTTCTGTATCTGTTACAGCCCGTGAAGAAGTATTACACCTGGATTCGTTCAGTGATCAAGTACTTCGCCCTGCATCTTACCGCCTTGCTGAAAAAGTAGAAGGATACGTTGCAAGTAAACTTGTAATGGGTGGTACCGCTGGTACCCCTACTGGCCCTGGTGGTGGTATGGGAATGCATGTAAGCGATGACCTTCTTGGCACACTTGCAGATGTTGCTACAGCCCGTAAGGTAGCTACTTTACAACAACTTGAATCTGAGAGATTCGCTATTGTTGACCTTGACCTTGAAGCAAAACTTTTGGGTTCTCAGTGGTTCAGTCAGGCCGCGTACCGTGGTGAGCTTGGTGTAACTAGCACTACTACTGGCGTTATGGGTACAGTAATGGGTATTAATTGGAATTCTTCACTTCATTTCCCAACTAACGCTACTGCTCATACCCCTGGCGATGGTACTGCAAGCACTAATAACGGTTCTGGAGCAAACAACAAAATCGGTGATACCACCCTTGTATGTACCGCTGTTACTGTTGGTACTGGTTTCAAAGCGGGAGACCGTATTGCAATTGCTGGTGTGCGTCGGCCTCTTGTTGTTAAGACTGCCGCAGCCGCTACAGCTACAAGTATAGTACTTGTTGATCCTATTACTGAGATTATTCCTGATGGTGCCGCTATTGTTTCTGTAGGTAATGTTGCTGGTACTCCACAAGCGCTTACTTATCAGGGTGCTATCTTCGACAGTCGTTCATTAGCTGTTGCTTTCCCAATGCTTGATGCTCCTGGTGACCGTGTAACTGGTGTGGCTTCCAACAATGGTGTAAGTATTCGTGTAGTTAAAGGGTACGATCTTAGCACCAAAACAACTACCCTTTCACTTGACCTATTAGTGGGAGCGTTTTGCCTTGACCCACGTAGGATTACCTTGCTTGCTAACTACTAGTAGGTATCTTATTTAACCTTAACTGGTGGGGGTAAACCCCACCAGTTTTTATCTTGGAGTTTGCTATGAAAATGTATCATAAAGATGGAACTTGTTGTGAAGCAAGTGCAGAGCAGGTACTTTGTATGGTTGCTGGTGGTTGGAGTACTGAAAAAC